TACGTGGAACACTAAATGCAGCAGACATAACTGTCGGAACATTAAATGCAGCACGTATCCCTACGCTATCGACTTCTAAGTTCGATATTTTCAGTGGGGATACAATTGGTACTAATGGTAACCAAGGTGACCCTGCAAATAGTGGTGATGTTGCAGTGGTTACATTTACTCCTACATCAGCATCAGTGTGCATTGTTCAAGTATCGGCAAGCATTACTTGTCCAGATGCCAATAGCGAAAGTACCTATAATATGGGTTTTGTGATTGATGTCAATGGCACAGAGTTTAACACTGCAAATACTGGAAATGTCTTTGATGGCGGTAACAGTAACCCAAAGCCTATCTCTATAGCTTACGGCTTTGCAGCGTCAGCTAATACCCTATACACCATCAAGTGTAAGTTCACTCAAGGGTCTGGCAAACGTAGGGCAACCGCAGCTACCTCTGGGGCCTTAACTGCAATATTCACTCAAGCATAAGGGGAACTAACTTGCTTACTGTTACTGAGATGACTATGTTGAAAAACAAAAGAGATGGACTTCTATCAAGGACAGATCATTATCTGTTGTCGGATAGTTCCATTAGCAAAGCAGATAAGATAAGGTGGAAAGCCTACCGTCAAGAACTAAGGGACCTACCTGAAAACACAACGGACATAGCAGGGCTGGTTTGGCCCACGCCACCTAATTAAAGGATACACTATTATGCCATACAAACTTGGATCACGTAGCTTACAGAGACTGTCGGGTGTACATCCTGATATGGTCGCTGTAGTTAGTAGGGCCATTGAGTTAACTGAGGTTGACTTTGCAGTGATTGAAGGTATTCGTCACATCAGTCGTCAAAGAGAGTTGCTTAAGGCTGGTAAGTCTACCACACTAAACTCACGACACCTCACAGGTCATGCTGTGGACATGGTTCCTTATCCTGTTGACTGGGAAGACCTAGAGCGCTTTGAGCTAATGGCTAAGGCTATGAAGTCAGCAGCTAAGGAGCTTGACATTTCCATCGTATGGGGTGGTGACTGGAAGTCCTTCTACGATGCTCCCCACTTTGAATTGGATCGGAAGAAGTATGTCTAAAGAAAACCCGGTAGGTACTCACAACCCACGACCATCAGCTATCAACCATGCGATGTGGTTAATTGTAGTAGCTGGTCTTACCCTTGAGTTAGCTCACAGTGGGAGCGTCTCTATTTGGTTCTCTCTTGCTTGGCTTTCTGTAGGTATCGCTATGATCCCCGTAGCCATCCACTGTACAATCAAGGTACTGCGTAACCTTCTAATGGCTGACGCTATGCTTGCGTTGACTATCTTCTCCTACTTCATGATAGAGGGGCCAGACATCCTCTTTGCTATGGGTATCCTAGTTGGTCAGATCACCTTCGCTGTCTACCTAGCTTACTTAACTAATCGTCAAATACTGGAATACAAAAGGCTGGAGATGTTGTACAATGAATCTTGAAGACCTAACACCTATCTTGATAGCGTTAATCGGTGGTACTGGCCTATGGGGCTGGCTCACTATCAAATCAAAACAGAGCCATGAGTTGAAACTTCAGGAGAAGGACACCTCAGGTGAATTTAAGGAAAACCTAATGGAGAGAATTAAGATTGTATCCTCTGAGAATAAGAGCCTTCATGTAAAGGTAGAGGAACTACAAGCGAAGCTAATGGAAGTCTCCATAGCACTGGCTGCTAGTCAAGAGAAGATTAAGCACCTAGAGAGTGAAGTACATCTATATCAGATGAAGCAGCAAGCTAAACAAGACTAGGGGTCTTCACAATGAAAAGACCAGACAAAGACCTCTCTTGGTGGATCAAGTGGGTTGCTTCACTAGGACTATTAGGAAGTCTGCTTGCAAGGAGTATAGGGGGAGAGGGTGGATACTATTTTCTTGACAATGCCCTAAACTTCATAGGTGTCTTTGGGTGGCTAATTGTGGGCCTACTGTGGAGAGACAAGAGTATTATACTGTCGCAGTTCGCAGGGACAGTTATGGTAATTTATGTATTATATGAGGCATCGTCATGAAATTCACACCAGAGCTACTAGACAGATGGCGGATACTACCAAGGATGATTCTTGGGATGTACGGGCTATCCTTCTATCAAACGACACAATGGTTTATGGCTCTCCCTGATCCATCCAATGCCCAATCAGGGTTCGTATCAGTAATGGTCGGTGCAGGGGCTGGCTTCTTTGGGATTTATGTCAATGGCAAACAAACGAATACTCCTATTAAGCCTTCTGAGCCTGCTATTTGTAAGTAACTGTAGCGCGGTTAGTTCCCTCTTACCAACTGGTGGGACTAACGTAGCCGCTAATACTCAGATAGGTAAAGAGAACACGCAGAACTTAGGGTACAACACAACAGTACGACCAGAGCTAAGGGTAGAAGCACCCGTAGAGACTATCGTACAGGACACCAGCACAACTAAGAACACTACGATTGATCCACTCATGCTCATCCTATTGGTGCTTGGTTGGTTAGCTCCCTCACCTAACGAGATGGCTAGGGGAATACGTAACCTCTTCAGACGTAAGTAGCTCCTCTCCCATTACTCGAGGAAATAGAGATTACCCTTAAATACATACAGAAAAAGCCTCCCTAGTTTTCACTGGGGAGGCTTCTTTGATTCTAGGTCTTGGCTTTTTGATCTATCGCTAAGGATACACCCTCGTACAAGTTATCAACGTCTGTCTTTATTCTTCCTATCTGATAGGTAGTCCACACTGAAATAACTATATTAGCTAATATGATCCCCTCGTATAAAGTCATACGCCACCCTCCTCTACTAGAGTGATAAGTCGTGCACCATACCACTCAGCCTTCTTGAGGTCCTCTAAGCCATTCTTATATTTCCATCGGTGCATGTACTTAGCTATATTCCCACGGAGGTACCCAATGTACTCCTCCCTTGACAGGAAGTCTTCTATGTAGTTGATACACTCAATCTTACCGTTGCCATAGTGCGCTGGGCTATTTACATTATCAACTTCGTCGTACTCATGCTGCTTAACCATTACATCTTCTCCTTTGTAAAGACCTCTACCCATTGTTTACAGATACCGCTTCGTACAATATCCTCTAGTACAAACTCAACAACGGGAACATTCAACATGTACTTCTTAGCGAGGTGAATGATCTTTGCAAGACCAGACGTACCCTTAAGGTCTGACTGTTGTATGTCACCGTTAAGCACAATAGTACTCCCTTCTCCTACCCTTGTCAAGACCATTTGTATCTCTGGCACTTCAATGTTCTGAGCTTCATCAACAATAATGAAAGCATTGTCAAAGCTACGACCACGCATGAGAGCCAGTGTTGCTATCTCAATGTTGCCAGACTTCAGTGCAGTGTCTACTGTCCCCCTGCCCAGATGCTTAACCAGAACGTCTAGGACAGGCAATGCCCAAGGTTGTGCCTTCTCCTCTAGTGTCCCCGGCAAGAACCCTATGTCCTTACCTACGGCTACGTGAGGGCGTGTGATGACAATCTTGTCGATCTCCTTGAGCGTGTAAAGGTCAGCTGCACAAGTGGCCGTAACATAGGTCTTGCCAGTTCCCGCTGGTCCCAAAATGAGGACTTGGTTACTATTAGCAATAGCATCAATAAGCCTACCTTGATTAACCGTCTTCGGAACAATCCCTGAGGTAGTCTTCTTATCTGCACCCTTGTAGTTGGTTTTTCGTCGGGTTTTTTTGATCTTCTCTTCACCCACCTTAGTACTCCCCTCTGTTTGCATGACCTAGCACTGACTCAAGCTCTCGAAACCCACCGACATAATTTCCATCGTGGGCAAAGACCTGAGGCACACTTTTAAGGTTACTGCTTTTCATAAGAGACAACACCCACTTGTTTGCAGTCAACTCTATGTTTACCTCTACGTACTTAATCGTATCTAGGTCCAGTAAGGCTTTAGCTCTGTCACAATACTTACATTCGTTACGGGTGATGATGGTGTACATGGTCTCTCCTATTAGGTTAATGTAGCAGTTTAAACACATGCTAAGGTGTTCGGGTTACACTAGGTCTACGATCTCACAACTGTCACCAGAGCAAGCCATAGTTTGACTTCCTGATGTGTTGTCCTCCATCTCGTAATCTGATAGCTCAGACCAATCAATGTTCTTTGGCATCAACGATGATAACTCTTTATAGTCAGACTTACCACACTCCTGATACGGTGCCTGTTGGTACGTATGCTCGTTATACGGCAAGAACGACACACCAGACATCTCATCGAAATGCTTGTACACGAAAGCACCCACTTCAAACCATTCATCAGACCTCACGTTGATTGTCACGGAGGGCTTATGCTCACACCAATTTCGCTGGTACATCAGCCACATCTCCAACTGTTCGATACCTGTCAAGTCAGCAGTAACCACTGCACCATCTGGTGCCTTCTGTGGGAAGCTGAAGATCACCGTAGTGTCTGGCTTACTTGCACAAGGCTCGTTAGGGATACCCTTGTCCTTAAGGAAGTTAGTCAAGGGGTCTTTAATGTCACCACGTACAGTACGGATATAATATGGGCTATGCCTCGCATGAATCCCACTACTTGAGTTTACAAGCTGTGAAACGGTCCCCGAAGGTTTTACGCAAGTTATTGCAGTAGAAACAGGTATTTGCAGTAACTCAGCCCATTCAGCATTAGTCTTAACAGCTATGTCCTTTAAGTGTCTTAGTGTCTTAGCTAAAGCAGTGTTCTTTAAGGTCATTAACGGGTTGTCCATGATACCCGTAAGGCTCACACCCAACAGACGCTCCTCCTCTGTGTTGTTCTTCCATTCCTTAGTCAGGTACGGAAAGTGTGTGTACGTACTCTGTATGGTCCCTAGGATCGTTGCTAGGCGTACCTTACGCTCTAAGTCTTCTATACTATCCGTTGCACGTACTACGCACTCTGTTAGGTTGCAGAACTGAGAATCACGTAGGATTATTTCGCTGCAAGGATTTGTTCCGAACTCATGGTCTGCATCCCTACGTCCATTCTTAGCTGCCTGTACCTTCGCTGCTTGACGATTAAAGATACCTCGCTCACCACTTCCACTT